GAAAGACAAGTGCTACAATCCCAACTACCTTAATTACAAATGCTACGGAGGTGCAGGTATTAGGGTTTGTGACGAGTGGTTGAATGACCCTGAAGCTTTTTACAATTGGGCCGTCGAGCAAGAAGGCCCATACTTGCTAAGATACTCTATTCTAAAAGATTTCTCTCCTGATAACTGTTATATGGGTTGGGAGAGGATGTTAATAACCCTAAATAAGATTTACAAAGCTAGTTGGGAGGAAAGGAGAGACAATGAAGAAGCCAGGCTTGAAAGGAAGACGTCTCGTATTTGACATTGAAACTAACGGCTTGCATTTAGAAGACATAACTCAATTGTGGGTCATGTGTGTCCGCGACTTCGATTCTGGGAAGGAGTGGACATTCTCTGACTTTGATAAGGAGGCTCTCCCGATTCGGGAGGGCTTCTCCTTGTTAGACAAGGCGAGCTGTGTGGTTGGCCATAACATTGTTATGTACGATTTGCCAGCGCTGAAGAAGCTCATGAAATGGGAACCAAGGAAGAAGACGAAGGTTATTGACACAATGCTCCTGTCGCAGATTCTCTGCTTCCCCACACCCAAGACCAAAAGAAACCACTCCCTCGCTGCCTATGGAGAGCTCCTAGGCTTCCCAAAGGTAGAGCACGAAGAATGGTCGAAGTGGTCTCGGGAGATGTCTAATAGATGTAGGGTAGACGTAAGGCTTAATGCTAAGGTTTATGATTATTTGTCGAAAGAAGCTCAGGCCCAAGGAATCAAAACAATACGCAAGATCCTTAAGATGGAGACAAAAATTGCAGAATTCAGTGCAGAGCAAGTTGTGCATGGCTGGAAATTCGATGTGGAGGCGTGTGAGGATTTGTTGTATGATATTAGAAGCAAGTGTGTCCAAATCAACAACCAGATCTCCCCAAAGCTCCCCCCAAAAATTACAATTATAGACAAGGAGCCAAAGGAGCCCGTTTGGACTAGGAGTGGACAATATCATTCGTGGATTAAGAAGGCATTCGACTTGGAGGACGGTGATACCCAAACCGTTGAAGGATTGTTCCAGAGGTTTAAGTCGGAAAAGGCTGACCTTGGGAGCACGCAACTCGTCAAGGATATGCTTCTTCAAGAAGGCTGGGTGCCTGATGAATACAATCTCAAGAAAGATCCTGCAACAGGCAAACCTATAAAGGATGGAAATGGAGAGTTTGTTAAAACATCACCTAAATTGTCTGAGGAGTCAATAGGAAGGCTAAGCAGTGAGCTGGGGCATAACCTAGCTACTTTCTATACTTTGCGTTCTAGGGAAGGAGTTTTGGGAGGGTTGCTTAAGGAGGCAAGAGCCAACTATGGCAGAGTCAAGTGTCGGCCTCGTACGATAGGAACGCCTACGGGAAGAATGACACACAAAGGTGTTGTAAATATTCCCTCCAAAGGTATGTTGGGTAAAGAGTGTAGAAGGCTGTTTGTGGCAGATCAGGGATTGAAAGTGGTGGGATGTGACAGTGTCGCAAATCAATTGCGTGCTTTGGCGCATTACGTTAACAATCCTGAGTTTACGGCTTCGCTATTAGAAGGTCGAGAGGAAGACGGGACAGATGCCCATTCCAAGAATTGTCTCGCTATAAATACAGCTTTGGAGGAAGCAGGGTTGAAAGGGAGAGTTACTAGGGCATCTTCGAAAACATGCCTTTATGCAATGCTCTTTTCTGCTGGAGATGCCAAGATCGGGTCTTACCTCTCAGGGGTTCCTGATAAGAGAGCAGGCCAAGCTATAAGGAGAGGTTTGATGAGGAATATCAAAGGACTAGAGGAGCTAACAGAGAAATGTAAGGAGGAATACCATAGGAAACGATATATACTAGCGGTTGATGGAAGGCGAGTCTGGATCGATTCAGAGCATAAAAGCCTCAACTATTTGCTTCAGAGCTTTGAAGCTGTTACAGTTAAGGCTAGCGTGGCGATGGCTTATAAGGAGTGGAAGAAACGAAAGCTTAGGGTTTACCCTTTGTTGATTATGCATGATGAGTTACAGGTCTTGTGTGACCCCTCGGATGTTTCAGAGTTATCAGAGCTCTTGCTTACATCATTTAAAGAGGCTCCAAAGGCTTTTGGTGTACAGATACACGAGGGTAACGTCAAGGTTGGCCTCAATTGGGGCGACAGTCATTAACGGGAGAGATCGTATGGCGAACAACAAAAAGTTATCAAAGAGGTGGAGGATGATGGACAGGCCATCTAATAGGGCCGTTAGCCTATCACGAGAGCCTACAGCTGCGGAAAAGCTCTTTCATAAGATACACTTTAAGTACCACCACTTCCGGCCTCCTTCTGGACTAGGGAGTGGAAGCGGTGTAGTGAAGGGCGGCTACTTGCTCTTTTTACCAGATGGGCGAATGTTCTGTGGAAAGTGCAATCACTTTTCTAAACCATCCCTAAATCTACAAATTAACTCTAGACGTTATAGTTGTCCCAACTGTGAACGCTCCGCAACTATGGGTCCATCCAAAGAACCTCCAAAAGACAATGTATGTAAGGTGTGTGGTGTCGCAACACTGGAAGACCCACCATTCACAAAGTGTGCTTGTTACGCCAAGTATTGCGATGATTTGGAGAAGGCCTTCCCTGATATGCCCCCGAGTGTACTGAGAAGTACTCGGGCGGAGTGGAGACGCATCACAAATCTTTCGAGGGATAGGAACCCCAGCAAAAGGGTTAATAATCTCGGAGAGATACCAGTGTGTGAAGAGTGGTTAGATGAAGAGCAGTTCACTCGATTCTTGTTCAAGAGAGGCTGGATTCCGGGCACATGCCTCGACCCTGTATTCAAGAGTGAAGGTTATACGCCCAAGAATTGTCTCCTGGTTCCTAGAGACAATCTTAGCATGACCGTGAGGGAAATGAAGCATCTTTTCTATTCGAAGAAGCCAAGGGGTCTGAGGTGGCCAAAGGGGATGTAACGACACAAAAAGTGAGAGGGATATTGTATCTATATAAAGACGTAAACGAAGTTTACAAACCTAAAGGAGAAAGAAATGAAAAGAGTAATTGTTATAGCAATAGCAATAGCAGCAATTCAGGTAGCACAGGCGCAGTCAGTAGTTGTGAGACCTGCCGGAGCGCAATGCCCTCCCGGTATGAGTCCATCAGGGCATTATTGCATTCAGTACAAGAGTGCTAGAGCCGCTGAGATGGAGAGGATAAGTAAAATTCAAGACCAGATTATGCGGGACAGTAGAGAACGCGATAGGGTGGAGAGAGAGATATTGCAGAGGCGACGAGGCTATTAACATAACTAAGCCCCTTCGGGGGCTTTATTTTTTCCCACCACACACACAAAAAAGAGGAAATCCCATGCTTGGCTTCGATATTGAGAAGGTAATGCACGCTGTTACACAACCCTTCCACAAAACATTGGATGAGTTTGGTTCGAGGATGCCAGAGATGGTGGAACAGCTAAAGGAACAGAATGAGATCTTGAGGCAAATATTGGAAGTGTTGAAAGAGGAGAAGCTCTGAGATGTTAGCGCTAGTAGACGCAGATTCACTAGTATATCGGTGTTCCTGGAACAAGGAGTTGGAAGAGCTCGAATTGGCCATTGCCGAGCTTAAACAGTTATTCGCTGGGGTTGAGGAGAAGGTATTTGCTTCAAAGATGCGTATTTACGTCAAGGGTGAAGGTAATTATAGAACCAAGATATTTCCTCAGTACAAAAAGCACCGTACCCAACCACCACAGATCTTGCCCTACCTCTATAAGTGGTTGATTAATTCCAGCGGCTATGATGTAAGAGTAGCGCATGGTCAGGAAGCAGATGATGCCATAAGTATTGAGGCTTGGAAAAGATTTAGGAATAAGCGTAAAAGAAATTCTTATGTCGTTTGTAGTGTAGACAAGGACTTAATCCAAATTCCTGGGTTACACTATGATATGTATCACACCAGAGATAGGATTTTTTACGTAAAGAGAAAGGAATCGGAAGCCTTCTTGTGCCACCAACTCCTAACAGGAGATAAGACAGACAACATAAAAGGAATCAGTGGCGTTGGCGACGTAACCGCTAGCCGTATCTTGGAAGGTGCAAACAAGCTGAGAAAGAAAAAGAAGCTCGTTCTTGGTGCATGGGCCAGCCATAGCCCTAACTCCTGGAAGAAAGAGCTACAGCTATGTGGACAGCTTATTTATATAAGGAGAGAGAAGGATGAAGAGTGGAACTGGAAGACGTGGAGCGCCGAGAGTTAGAGGTGCTGGCCTTTACACAGAAGCCCAATTTTGGGGATTTATAAGGAGTGGCTTGCGAGAAAAGCATCAAAGGTGGAAGCCCCGCTCTGAGGCTATCAGACTGGCCTCAAGGAAACTCAAAGCAGATAAGAGGAAGGTAGAGGTTAAATGTGCGCTATGTAAAAAGTGGTGGGGGAGGCGAGAAATTCACGCTGATCATGTCACTCCAGTGGGAAGCTTAATGTCGTACCAAGACCTTCCCGGTTTTGTAGAACGACTATTCTGTGAGGTAGAGGGTTATAGGGTTTTGTGTAAGGAATGCCACAAAAGCGTGACCAACGAGCAGAGGCGAGAGAAGACGAATGGGCTACGAAAACAAGCTGCCAAAAGGCAAAGTTGATACCTCATATATAGGAGATTTGCCGACAGAGGCGTTAGTAGATAGAGCCATCAGTAAGGCAGTGTGTGAGATTTATGGGGTTAAGGTTGCCTTTGATCGGAAGCGTAACATTACCGATCACTACTATCCCTACTTAAAAGATGGACAAATTTGTGGGTATAAGCATCGTCGGCTTCCGAAAGAGTTTACAGCAGAAGGTAACCTCAAGGATGTGGAGCTATTTGGCCAGCATCTGTTCACAGGTAGTGGTCGTTATCTCGTTATTACAGAGGGTGAGATTGACTGTTTGTCGGTAGCGGAAGCATTTGTTCAGGAATATGACGAGATTTATCCTGTCGTAAGTGTCCCTAACGGAGCAAAAGCCTCCATTAGAGCAATAGCAAAGAATAGATCATGGATTAGAGGGTATGATAATGTTATTGTACTGTTTGACAACGACGAGCCTGGAATAGAAGGTGGTCGTGCCATAGCAGACGCTGTGGGAGTGGATAGGGCATACATTGGTAGCCTGGGAAGGTGGAAGGATGCCAATGAAGCATTAGTTAATGGAGATTATAAAAGGATTTGTAAGGCTGTCTTTAATGCCAAGAAGTACAGTCCGGTGGGGATTGCTGCGGGAGAAAAGATTTGGGAGCAATATAAATATAAGTCGAATTCTCCCTCCAGTCCGTATCCCTCTTGCTTTGAAGGGCTAAATGAACTCTTAGAGGGTAAGAGAAACAACGAGATTGTTCTATTCATTAGTGGAACAGGCTGTGGTAAGACAACAATCTTCAAAGAGATTATTCTTGATGAGCTCAGTCTAGTGAAGGAGCGTCCTCCTGAAATGGGCAAGCCTGTTATAGGAATTATATCTCTAGAAGAGAGTGTGGGTAAAACTGCCACCGACCTTATGAGAATGTACTATGGACATGATCTGGCTAAGCTAGGTCCGAAGAAAGAGAGGAGGTTGTTTGATGAGTTATTTGGAGATGACAAAGTAATGATTTTGGACCACCACGGAAGCTGTAGCGATGAAAGCTTAGTGGGTAAGATGGAAACACTTTGTTTGTTGGGCTGCAACATTCTTATGCTCGATCACATCACCATTGCTGTCTCGGAGGGCAACGAAGGCCAGGATGGCTTAGCAGGAACAGATAAGTTGATGTCTGATTTGCTAAAGCTGAGCCAGAAATATCCTGTGTGGATAGGAGTCGTGTCACACTTAAGGAAGGCTGGTGTTGGGCAAAAGGCGTTTGAGGAAGGACGTGTTCCTTCTCTGGACGATATTAAAGGCTCAGGCTCTATCAAGCAAATTAGCTTCGACATCGTCGCTGCTTCTAGAGACACTACAGCGGAGAGTGAGATTGAGCGTAACACACTAAAGCTTACTGTACTAAAAGCAAGGCACACTGGTAAGACAGGTCCGGCTGGGTCTGTCTTCTTTAACACAGAAAGAAGACGATTTGAAGGAGGTTCTTTTGAGCAACAAAGCGTATTGGTATGAGGTTCAATGTTGGAGTGAAGCTTCTAACGAAGCTTCTGGCGAAGCTGAGGCGTCTTGGCAGACAATCGACAAATACACCACTTTCTTTGGGGCTTTCCTAAACATGCCCCTAAAAGGACGAATAGTTAAAATAACGGAGCAGGTATTTCATGAACGCTAAGAAGTTTCATAGTTTTTACATGGAGGTGGCCCGTATAACGGCCACGTTGTCTTATGCCCGGAAGAGAAAGGTAGGGGCAATTATTGTTAAGGAGGGGAATATTTTATCCTTTGGGTATAACGGAATGCCATCTGGCATGTCTAATGAGGCAGAGATTGAGCTTCCTGACCAAACCCTTAAGACAAAGCCGGAGGTGTTACATGCTGAGAGTAACGCCATTTTGAAAGCTGCAAAGACAGGGTTTAGTGTTCGCGATTCCACAATATACACAACGACAGCTCCTTGTCTGGAGTGTGCCAAACTTATCATTCAAGCTGGCATTGGTTTTATAGTGTATGACGAGATTTATAAAACAGAGGAAGGTATAGGGCTGCTAAAGCAGAGGTTTATTCCGGTAAAGCAGATACAGGAGCTTTAAAATGAAAACATTTGATATAGCGAAGGCTCTTAATGGAGAGCCCATAAGCACAGCTTGCGGTACAACTGTGGAGATATGGACCTGGTCTTTTAATGCTGAGCACAACCCCGATATGACTATCATTGGGCGTGTAAAGAAAGTGTTGGAAGATGGAACACAAACAGACTATGACTTGATGGCGTTTTGGGACAGGAAAGGCCGCTCTATGCTTTCCTCCAAATACGACTTGATTTGTGGGGCAGCTAAATGACAGGATATCGAGTGTGGAGCGCATTGGTTATGCTGGAGCTAGCTCATGTTATTGATGTGGGCTGGTACGTGCTTTTGCCACTAATAATTGTCTTTGTAGAGTATAGCTTTGACGAGACAGTCAAGACTATCAAAAAGGATAAGGAAAACAAGGAAAACACTACGTTGCATTGACGGGAGGTTGGATATGCCCAAATTAAAAATGACGCTTCAACTCGAACCAGGTCTTCATGATTACGCCTTATTCCTAGACCGTTGGGTGATAAGGAGATATAAGGAAATGCCTAGCCGCGAAGAGTTAAAAGCGCAAGAAGTTGTTGTAGAGCAGGTTATTAGGGCATACGACGAAGCAATGTGGGAGTGTCGTCATAATAGCATAGAGCTTCAATGGATTTTGTAAAGGAGATTGGAAATGCGTCCACGTCACAAAAGGGTTATCCTCGACCTATCGACTACAAGTCTGGCTTTTAACGCAGGTATTATCGAAATAACTGCAATAGCTTTCTCTCCTGAAAAAGAGGATCTGAAAGTTTTTCATGAATACGTAAGTGTAGCTAACGTCCGAAAGCTAGGTTTGGGTGTAAGTCAGTCCACCCTCGACTATTATCAGAAAAATCAGATAGGGGTACTGCTAGAGCAAAAGGGAAAGACCAAGACTCGCCTAGCTTCCCTTTTAACTTTTCTCAATAGCTCTTGTGTTCCCACTGTGGAAATATGGTGTGATATTGCGTTTGATTACCCCATCTTAGGAAACAATTTCTTAGCGGCTGGATATAAGACAATGCCGCTAAGGCATAACTCTTTTCAAGATTATCCTACGCTATCTCAGTATAATAAATGGGCTTACACACCTAAAAATGGCGTTAACGGTTCTTACGAGCAGTGTATGGAAAGGATCAAAAATCTAAGAATGCTTGACAGCCCTCCTTGGGATTGACAGCCCTTCGGGTTGTCTCAGTCCGCCTTTGGCCCCTTCGGGGGCTTTATTTTTTCCTTTGAAGATGGGAGACGGTAAGTCATTGATTTTATTGGGGAATTGAGGAAACGTCGGGGAATTGGCCTTAATTTGGCCTTGAACGGCGTCGATTTCCGGAGATTTCGTAAGTCGTTGATTTTATTGGAGAAGCTGTCGTTTGGCGAGTCGCCCCTTCGGGGGCTTATTTTTTCCCGCTTGTCTTCCTTCATTTTTGCTTCCTCAGGACGGAGCGGAGCGGAGTCGTCCCCAGCCCCCTCACCCTACCCCCCTCTCCTACTTTTCTTGCTTCGTCTTGCTTCCTTTTTGCTTCGCTCCGCCCCAGGGTGGCCAGGAGTGCCCCCTCGCCCTTCCTCTTGCCTTCCTCTTGCTCTTTCTCGCCCTTTCCCGATTTTGAAGGGGGCTGTCCTCCCCCCCAATACTCCGAGTAGAATCTCCCTCTAGTGAGAGCCATTCTCCGAGTAGAATCTCCCTCTAGTGAGAGCCATTCTCCGAGTAGAATCTCCCTCTAGTGAGAGCCATTCTCCGAGTAG